ATAGGGATAGCCAGACTTGCTCCCAAGTCTTTTACGCTCCTGACTGCTAAATATGCAGTCTTATCAATGCCTTTAATCAAGCCTTCTGTGATGCCTGAACCTATGCCCATGAATACCTTTGATGGGGAGTTGATTCCAAGGAAGTTCTTAATACCGTTTGTGATGCTTGAGGCAACATTCTTAACAGCGTTAATGGCTGAGGAAATCATGGAGCCAATACCGTTAATCATGCCCTGAACAATGCTCTTGCCTATGTTGAAGAAGGCAGAACCAAGTCCTCCAAGGAAACCTAATACATTGTCAATGAGTTGCTTAAATGGCTTTACCAAGTCAACACCAACAAAGAGTTTCTTAAAGGTATCTACTATCCCCTTAAATAGGTTTACAAGCATTCCACCAACCTTGGAGAAGACCTTACCTAATTCATCCCAATGGTTGATTACTAAGATAATGATTGCAATGAGTGCTGCTATACCTGTGATTATCAAACCAATAGGGTTTGCATTCAAAACAATATTCAAGGCAATGTTAGACAGAGTTAAACCCTGAACAGCCTTAGTCCATAGAATGATTGGTGTTACAAGTTTGGCAATGGTTAAGAAGGTTCCTACTCCTATGAGTATGTCCTTCATGTCTTTAAAGTTACCGTTGGTCTTTGCTATACCGTTTTTGTCTTCGTCAGTAAAGAAATCAAATATCTTCTCAAATGCTTTGAGGAGTTTCTCACCAACTAAATCTTTAATCTCATTGAATGTAAATGAGAGTTTCTCCCAAGGAGTAATCAGTCCAAGAGCCTTCTTCTTATACTCTTCACTGGTCAATAGGTCTACTAAGAACTGAACACTCTTACCTGACTTGACTGCCCTGTCAAAGGCTGCCTGTTGTTCTTCATTTAATTTAATTCCAAGTTGCTGTAACTCTGTGGCTGTTACCTTGCCGTCTTTGACTACCTTCTGCATTTTGGCTGATAGTTCTTCTACTGAGACATTGTTAGCCTTAGCAAGAATGATGGTGCCTTCTGCTAACTCAAGGGCAAGAGGGTCAAGTTCTGCTCTGAGTTTTCCTCTTAAGCCTTGGACCAGTGTTGCAATAGTTCCATCATCTACATAAAAGAGTTTAGATAGATTATTAATCTTGGTAATGACACCTTCAGCCTCTGCCCCATATTCTGCTGCAAGTGCTGCAAATGCCTTCTTTTCTTCTTCAGCACCCTTGATTGCATCCTTGAACCAAGAGATACCTACTGACAAACCAAATGTTGCTGCAATGCCTTTGAAGGCTCCTGCTACTTTTGATACAGAACCATTGAGGGTATTGAGTTTGGCGTTAGTTTCATTGACACCTCTTACAAGGCTGCGTGTATCCGCAACAATGTCTACAACTATGTTATTAGCCATTTTTCTTCTTTACCCCCTTCGTAATCCAGACAACTTCATCATTTGTTAACTCCCAGAATTGTGATGGTGTATATCCTGTGGCTGCACAGAAATCACCCATGAGTTCTAAGAGATTGTCGCTTTTGGGAGTTCTGCACCTGTCAATGCGTTTAGTTCATCAACGCTCATGTTCTCAACATGTTCCCAAGTAAGGTCAGGTTGAGTCTTTCTACCAATGACTAATGCGATAGCCATAGTTAGTTTTACCTTTGAACCAGTTTCCCATTCATCCATATTCAGACCTGTGAGTTTCTCAACTTCAGCAAGGTCCTTCATCTTTAGATTTCCAATGTCCATTAATTGCCTCCAATGTATTTTCTTCTTATGGCATTCAGGTTTGCTACATACTGTGTTCTTGTATATTCCCTGTTTGTCCATGCTGCTCTTCTTAAGAATGGTTGATCCTTAATATTTCTTGCTGCCCATCCATATTCCTGAACACCTGCATATGGAACCTTCGCTCCACCTGCCCTGATTTGAATCTTTTGTTTTGCTTTGTTTGCTTTAACAGATGCAGCAAGTGCACCTGATGCTTGAGGAGCAATAGCAGAGGCAGTTTGTGCAACCTTTGAACCAATAGCGTTGTTAGCCTCTTTGAGGTCCTGAATAGCACCCTCATATTGATTGAGACTTCTAACTACTTCTCTTAGTCCTTTGACTGCAACTGTGTACTCTGCCATTGCAACCTATTAAGCCCCTGCAGTTACTTTTGTTGGCTTACCATCAAGTTTGATGGTCAAGTCATAGGTAAAGTATTCACCTGCTGCTCCACCCATATCAGGAACTGTTTCTGCATATCCTGTTGCTGTGAAGTGTGGTTGTGTTGTTGATGGAACTGCGTTTCCATGTGGTGCAAATGTAAGTGTTAAGTCTGCTCCTGGGTTTGTAAACAACTGTGTCCATAGTGATGCTGCTGCAAAATCTTGGAACCCTGTCACTGTGCATGTGTAATCAAGTGAGTCTGAATAATCTCCAAAACCCATTTCACCAACTGCAGATGAGAAGACCACATTCTTTACTGAACCTGCGTAGTCAGTTGAACCAACCTTGAACACAATGTTCTTTCCTTTTAATCTTGACATTACTGTCCTCCTTGTGAATCTATAGTGATGTTAATGTTTGTACTTAAATATGTTGCACCATTTGCTTCTGTAAGAAATGGCTTATCAACATCTAATTTCGCTACTGCTGTGTTTGCCCAAATCAATGGGACAAGTGAATCCAATAAGGAGTCAAGTCCTGTTGTCTCAACATCATTTTGTGCTGTTGGTACAAGTAGAAGAATCTTCCAGTTAATTGAATAGATGGCTTCATATTCATCATCATTAACACTGATGAAAGGAAACCCTGCTTCAAGAATTGCACAAGGTGCTATTGGTCGTGCAGGTGAGAACTTATAAACATTCTGCAGTTCTTCTCTAAGGATATTTGCAATATCTTCTTTGATTCCCGCTATGTTCATGCAAACCTCACCATGTAACGGTTAAGTAGTGGATAGACACCTGCTAATGGGTCTCTTGCAATACGGATAGGTGCTCCGTCATATGCTGAGTATTGTGAGATTCCCATTGGAGCAGAGCGTCTATGAAATAGTTCTGAACCAACCTCAAGGTAGCAACGCTTTAGAATCTGAGTGGGCACCTTTGTTGATTGCACATAAGATGCAATTAAGTCAGTAGCCGTTTCCCAGCACTCTTCTGCAAACTCGTTATCCAAGTCAGAAGCACCTACATACGCTTTGAGGTCAGTCCAGTCCATTTAATTTCCCCTAATTAGTCCAGTGGATTAGCAACTTTTACAAGTGCTTTAGGGTCATGTCCTGCTACTGCAAGGTACCCATACACTGAGAATTGCTGTGTCAGATTGGTGATATCTCCATCATTGAGACGGAAAGGTGCACCTGCTGATTCGTAAGTTGTGATTGCTGAAGAAGCACCTGTTAGAAGTGTTCCTGCTGCAAGTGATGGGTCTACAACGATTGGTAGACCTGCAATGTTTCCAGTCAATCCAACTGGGTTGATTGAACCAAATCCATTTGAAGGATTTGTTGCTGCTGCGATTGGACGAGCAACACCATCAACCTGCTTAGCAAGTTGCTTGAATACATCAGATGAGCAAAGGATGAACTCCAGTGCCTTACCTGTTTCGTTATTAACCTTAGTTGCTGAGTCTGCAAGCATCTCAATGATTGCATCTGCTGACCATGCAGCAACTGATGAAGTTGAAGTTGTTGTAAGTGAGTCAATGTATGACTTAACTACATTGTTAGTCTTCTTTGCATAGGCTGCTGCCATTGCTCTGAATGCTGCATCTACATAAGCAACAGATGAACGCTCAATCAACTGACGAGTCATAGCAGTGTATCCACCGTATGTCTTGATATTTGCAGTTGCTGAAGTTAGGTCAATCTTACCAAATGTAAGTGAGTCTCCTTCTGCTACCTGCTCTTCAATTGCTGAAGTATCAGAATTGAGTAGTGGGTATTCAATTGTCATTCCATCTGCTGGAAGTGGTGCTGATGTGAACACATTGTAAGTAGGACGACCATTGTTGAGAATGCGGATAGTTTCATTTACCCATGCGTTCTTTAGAATGCTGTCTGCCATTACTGAGTTTGTATCTGCAAATGCACGAGCAAGTGTTAAACCTGACTCATCACCTGTTGCTACTGACTTTACATATTCACCGTATGAACGGAATTTTGGTGCAGTTGGAGCCTCTGTCTTGTCTGCTGACAAAACTTCTAAGCGGCGTTCCAACTCTTCTGCATGATTACGCACTTCAGCGATTTCTGAAGAGTAATCAGGTGTTGTTGTTGTTTCCATATTTGTTTCCTCCTTGATTTCTCTAACCTCAGTCACTGAGGCGTTTTCATAAGCAGGGAATGCAACCAAGGAGACTTCCTTGAGATTGACCTTCTTGCGAATGATTGTTCTGTCTTGCTTCTCATCCACCAAGGGAATGAAGCCCACAGAAAATGAGCGAATAGCACCATCTTTAACTAACTCAAGGGTTTCATCCCCAAGTTTTGTGGAACTAATCTTTGCCTTAATCCAGAGACCATCTTCTCTTTCTTCCATTGAGTTAACTTTCCCAATGATTTCTTTATGGTCTCTAAAAAGTTTTACATGTGAGTTAAGGTCTACTGAGCCTCTTACAAACTGCTCTTTGTCTCCCCCACCAATGTCAATTACATCATTGTATGGAACTGCTCTACCAATGACTTCTCTTGTTTCTACATTAGTCTCTCTGATTTCAAAACTACGATTTTCCATTATTTTCTCCATATACCCTCATTTTAATTCACAGGTTGTTCCACATTGTTTTGTGGTTCCTGTGCAGGGTTGTTGTTTGGCACTACTGGTTGTGTAATTGGTGGAAGGTCTGCTTCATTTATTGGAGGCATTCCTTCAGACTCTCTAACTTCATTAACTGTTAGGAATCTCT